TCGATTTTGCGTCTTCCACTTGTTTCTCGTATGTGTTGAGAGGAACGTTTGTATGATCCAATACACCATTGAGTTGCAATTGAATAGCTGCAGTAGCGAAGTTTCCACGGAATTCTCGACCGCCAACGTAGATAGCCGTTCGGTTAGGCATATCTGCATCGATTGCGTTGAACATTCGGATTGCGTGCGGATAATATACCAAGAACGGATATTCCATACTGAAAGTACGTAATGTACCGTAGATACTCGGTGCACGATCTCGCCATCGTGAGTCATTGTTACCGATAAGTCGCACATGTCGTCCGAAATTATCGATATAACCGATTCGTTCGATTGCAAAACCGAAGTTTTCTGTTTGTGAATCTGATTGCATGTCTGATAATGTTGATGCTGTGTTTTCGAACTTGATGTCTGGGAATTCACTTACCAAACTATCATAACCCAACAAGATCCATTCGCGTTTAACTGATGCAGGAATGTTAAGATCTGTTTCAGCTGTAGCAAGAACTTTATTGATATAGTTCTTAAGACCGAATTTGTAATCTTGTAATTCAAGACCAGGTGCAAAACGGTTAACGTTAAACGAAAGAGATGTATTGATAAATCCACCCATTTTCTTCGTAAGTACGAGAGAATCAAGGCTAACATTACCATACAATACATCGTTGATTAAGAATTCTTCAGCTTCGAGCTCTTGGTTAAATACAGTAGCTTGCAACATTTTGTCTGTAGCATAAGCCGCATAAGAAATGTTGTTACTTGTTCCAATGGAGAAGTTGTCTGCCATGTATTCGTTGAGCGAAACTTTTGAATAGTTACGATATTCACATTCTCGGATAAATTGGAATTTGCGTGTTCCCATTGTTGGGATGTTCGTAAATTCGTTAGCGATATTCGATACGCGAAGTTCTACTTTGATACCTTTAATGATTTCGTTTGTTGCAGCATCACCCGTTGAGGTCATGATTGTAAAATCACCTGTATCGAGGTTGAGTGACATGTAGTATGAGAAAGGTACTGAACGTACATCTCCATCAACATCAATGTTTTCTAATACATAATCGCCACGGAAAACTCGTTCGTTCGTAGGACCAGCTGCGATCGTATAGTGTAATTGAACACGTTTTTCAACTTCGCTGGCAGGATCAGTTGTATCTGTAAGATACTTGATACCTGTGAATCGGCAGTTCGGTTCGATACCGTTCTTTTGTTTATTAAACTTAGAAACTTCAAGGAAGTTACCTTTTGCTGCTGATGCAACACCAGGTGTTGAACCGAGTTTAATATAACCGTCATCACCACACCATGGTTCCGGAGCTGTATAAACACCACCAACGGTGTTAGCTGAAACCCAGTCTACTAACGGAAGTTTATTGAATCCGGCAATATCACCACTACGGAATGCATGTGGGAAATAGTATTCACGATCTCCAACTTGCAAATAGTCGATATTATATTCGAATTCAAGTCGCATTTTGTTTTGGTTATCGATATTTTGGAAAATTTCTCCGGATCGAGCAGTTGCCAACCATCCACCGATAATGAACGGTGTAGTACCTTGTGCGAAAGAACCGAGAGATGAAGCGTATACAGCTGTACCACCACCCCAACCTTCAATACCGAATCCATTACGATCTACTGATCGGGATACGTCACGTGTATTATCAAGCAATCGTTCGAAACGATTTGACATTACACGATCACCTGCGAACAGTTCCATAGATATGGCTTTTGCTTTGTTATAAAAACCATCATTATCAATGATTTTTTTCCATCCTTCAACGGTAAACGGTGATTCACCAATAAGTCGATACATTTCTGTAGCGAACTTGTTCATCGTGCGATGGTATCCTTGATTATGGTCTCTTAAGTGATCGGAATAAACCTTCTCACAATCTTCTCTCGTAATATTTTGAAAATTTTGAGAATTGCTCATAATCATTAATTACTCCTTAGATTAAAGTAAATTAAAATAATGTTTGTTAATCGGAACCTTTTTACTTTGAAGATTCAATAGTAAGAGCAGCTATTTTGCGTACCAAAGTATCATACTGTCTCTGATATAGTCGCAGTTTAATGATATTCTCTGGATTTTGTTGCATTATAAAAGCATTTCTTTCTTTACCAACAATTTCGGCCAAATCCCGTAGCTGATCTAATTCAGACCAATCAGCAAACATAGAATTATACTGGTCGATTGTATTGTTGATTGAATCATACAAATTATTTAATTCTTTAATTAAATATTGTTTCTGATTAATTTGCGTAAAGGTGTTCAAAGACGAACCCTTGTTTATGTCCAGTTTATGGACTCCTACTCCGTCATCGCCGCCACCTGATGATGATGTATCGCTTCCGCCTCCAAAGTCACCTCCACCGAAATCATCACCGCCCTCGTCGCCCCAGTCGCCTTCATTGCCCCAATCGTTTTCATCGGAACCCATGTCGTCGCCCATGTCGAAATCGTCGGTTGTTTCTTTTTCGGGTGAATCTTCAGTATCTGCTTCTAGCGAGAATACATCCCGTTTGGTAAACTCATCAGTTTGCCACGTTTTTATATCATTTTGTTCTAATTTTTCAATACTATTTGTATATCTAATCATAACACATCATATTTCCTTATATTTATATTAAAATGTTAAGAGTTACCGAAAAAAATATAGGGTGGACGACTTGTCCACCCCCAATAATTATCAAAAATAGGATGCGTTTACGTCCCTATCTAAAAACACATACTCTGTTTCACCAATTGTTTCAGTTTTATTACGATTCATATCAAACTCACCAGCAAAAGTTGCGATATTGTCTAATCCTACACTCTCAATATATTGGAACCAGTTTCTGAAATCTAAGAAATCTAATAACGATACTCTACCTTGAGAACTCGATATGGATTCCACTTCTTGTTTCTCAACTTTAATTTCATTTGCTAATTTAGCACGTTTTCTAGTTTCTTCATCCCTTATATCAATAATTCCTCTCTTACCCATAATATTTCCGTCTGGATTGTTTGTAACACTTTCGTTAGGAATCTTATCAAAACTATTGAGTGTGTCTGAATATATATCGTCATCTATAATAATACCATCATGGATCGGCATAACAAACATATCATCTTCAGAACGACGTTTTCTTGATTTGTTAAGTTTAAATGTAAGATACTTTTGACTATCGTGGTCTTCTATATCGATAAATGCTGACCACGACACAGCCTGTTCAATCGCATACGCTTCACCAATAAACTCGTTCGTTAGATTTGCGACAGCGTTCATTCCACCTTGTGTTTTATAATTTGTCAATACCGCTCCACCAGAACGGTTGATTTGGTGTGCTGTAATAACCGGAATATCTCGGTTTTTCGCTAAAGATAATAAATCGTTTGCAATGTGTGCTAATTGTATACGTGTATCACGATTTATATCGCTTCGTCTCGGACCTATTAATCCAAGATAGTCAATAATACACGCAACAACTTGAAACCCTTCCTCTTGAACCGTATCTATTAACGCATCGATACCCTCTACAGTTATACCCATAGCATCAGCGTGAACGAAACTTATATCAATCGGTGGGTGCTTTATATCATACCCATCTTCTGTCTCCTTCATATGAGTATTAAATTCGCTATTCCATATCTTTTCAAGTTCTTCTTTTGAACCAACTTTATCTATATCTTTCTTAACAACAATTTTGAATAGACGTTCTGTATCTTCATCAAAATCGTTTTCTAACTCAATAAACAATATTGTTGGAGTTCTACCGGTCGATTTCCATATTTCCATCAATTTCGCCACATTATACGTTTTTAACATTCTTGCAATGTGCAACAATAGTGCAGATTTAAATGAGTTTGTGTTTGCGTGAAAAATATAAGCGTTTTTGTTAACAAATCCACGACGTGGACCAAGTGCAATATTTAAAGCTTGCCAACCTGTTTGTAACGCTGTAGATGGACTCATTATCGTTTTATATGTTTCCATCAACATATCGATAAACGAATCGTCAGATGTGTGTACAACCTGTTTCACTCTATCCGAAGAATCGGTTGCTCTAAAATAATTTATCATATCTGTCAGTAATTCTCGAAACTTATCCAATTGTTCTGGAAAATCTGTAAACGAGCAAGAATCAATACTATTTGCCAAATCTACTAAATCGTTTTTAGATGACAGGATATAATCGTATTTTAAATTTCTATCTATAGTTAGAGATACAAATTCCAAATCTGCCTCAGGAACTTCATCCTTTGACATTAAAATCTGTGGAATAATTAAATTGTCTCGAACTTGGTCATACGGTTCAACTAACATGTTATTTATTTTAAATACTAGTGAATCTACATTAGGTCCTGTGTTACTTTTCGAACGGATACTAACGAGTAAATCACAGACTAATATTAAACCAATAATATTCGGACTCACCGAATAATAATCTCTGTCGATTATTTCAAGAAAACGTTTAATATTAGTTAATTCAAAGCGAGAAATACCAATATCACTCGCTAAAACCTTTATTATAAGTAATAAGAAACGTTCTGAAACTAAATGTGACCTAAAGAACTTTTTCTCACTACCGTTTGTAATTCCATTTATGTACAATTCCCCAACCTCGCGTGTCTAAATATTTATTCACCTTTGTGAATCACGTATATCATATATAATTATTATTCTTATATTAATAATTTTTAAGAATTATATATTATGTATATGGAGGTTATAAATATGAGAATAGATAATTCTACACACATTAAATTGGATATAACATCGAATGATAACGATATCAGAAACGTTATTAATTATATGAGTCAATTCGATGATTCTGAAAAAGATGACAGAATTTTCTGTCATTGGAAAAATTGTATAATCTGTAGACCAAGTTATACTTTATATGAAAAAATGAATCGTCTGGATGATTTCGAGTCTATAAAAGATGATTCGTTTAATATCTTAGTTATGCGAGACGTCGATGATAGAAAAGAGTTCATACGTGAACGATTGAAAAGTTATTCGATGATTGATG